TAGTATAATAAAAAGGTACACAAAAGCCAAATCCAAAAACAAAAGCCAAATCTATGTCTTTTTCAAGTCTAAAGAAACAGTCTTCTCTCGGTTCGCTCACCTCCAAATTAGTTAAGGAGATCGAGAAGACAAGTACTACCAGAGGTGGTGCTGATGAGCGACTTTGGAAACCAGAACTGGATAAATCCGGTAATGGTTATGCTGTCATTCGATTCCTTCCTGCACCTGATGGTGAGGATCTACCTTGGGCAAAGGTTTATTCTCATGCATTCCAAGGTCCTGGTGGATGGTACATTGAGAACTCTCTTACTACTTCTGGTGGTAAAGATCCTGTATCAGAATACAATCGTGACTTATGGAACAGCGGTAATGATGCTGATAAGGATGTTGTTCGTAGACAGAAGCGTAAGCTTTCCTACTATGCAAACATCTACGTTGTAAAAGACCCAGTTAATCCTCATAATGAAGGAGGAGTCTTCCTATTCAAGTTTGGGAAGAAGATTTTTGATAAGTTAACCGCAGCAATGCAGCCTGAGTTTGAAGATGAGACACCCATTAATCCTTTCGATTTCTGGCAAGGTGCAAACTTCAAGCTTAAGATACGCAAGGTTGATGGTTACTGGAATTATGACAAGTCAGAGTTTGATGCTCCTGCACCTCTGCTTGCTGACGATGACGCACTTGAAGCACTCTGGAAAAAAGAGTACTCTGTTGCTGAGTTTACCTCACCATCTAACTTCAAATCATACGAAGATTTAGAACGTCGTCTTAAGTCTGTTCTTGGACAGAAGCAAGCACAACGCCCTCGTTTTGATGAGGAAGTTGAAACAGAGGATAATGCACGTGCTCCTGTTGTAGCAGCAGTTGCTGCTCCTGTTACTACACAGTCAACAGATGCTGATGAAGATGATGCTTTAAGTTATTTTCAGAAACTTGCTAACGAATAGTTAACCTAAGTTGGGATTACTTCCCTTCTTTAATTTCGGGTTAATGTATTCACTTGATGGTTCGTAGTCTAGTAGAGTTTCTACTTCGTCTACAACATACGATAAAAATCTAGACTCTAGGATGTTGATATTTCTTTTATCATCCTGGAGTCTTTCTTCATATGTACGATAACTAATACCTACTATAGGACTTACTTCAATTAATTGATTAGTCCCACTATCTAAGAAGGTTGTTTTAAATGTAGAGTCAACAATCTTTCCTTTAGGTACAAATATTTTTCCTTTAGAGTCTTTGATTTGTATAGTTTCATAGTGTTTAATTAAATCTACTCCACCAGTGTCACCATATTTTTCTGAGAGATAGTTATTAAAATCTCCCTGTGTCATTGGCCATTCATCTCTTACGTTGATTATATTATTAGAAATAAGTACTACCCAATCTAAGTCTTCATCACCGTATAATTTATAAGCAACTTGATCTGGCCTTTCATCTCCTACTATTTTATACTTAGTAAAAGCCATGAAGTCAGTAAAGATATCTTCTCTTACTATTGCACGACGAAATAAGTTTTTGACTTCTAAGAAGTCACGATTAGATTTTCTCTCATTAATACGTGAGATGTAATCAAAGTTTGGGAGTTGTTTAAAGTAATTAGACATTAGTAACCTATCATAGAGTCGTCGTTTCCATCTAAGTCCGTATAATCTTGATCAAAGATTGGATCTAGTTCTTCCATTGACATTCCTATTTCATATGCAGTCATTGATTTGTTTGGTAATGTCATATATGTTCCGTCTGGTACATAGTTAACAGTAAAACCTGTTATCGCAGTCCGTTTCATTTTGAATAAGAATGGATGCTCTTCACTGTATCCAGCATGGAAGCATACATCAAATACATTAGGAGTATCTAAGTATAGACCACTACCAACTGATTGTTTTGCTGACATTCCTTGCTTAAAGAATCTAATAATTTTTTTAATTATTAGTGTTTCTTTTGAACTTCTAGCAGTTAATCTAAAACTATAATTGAATGCACGTCTTGCTGGTCCAGTGAACAGCAGTTCCATATTAGGATTAATGACTTGTCCTTGTCCTCTAGCAAGTAGTTGTGCAGTATTAGCACCAAGTCCTCCTATCTGACTCATTAAAGTAGTCTTTGCATATTGACCAATTTCTCCTCCATCTTTTTTAGCAAGGTCTACAAAACTATTAATTGAATTACCTATTTGATTACCAAATCCCTCAAAACCACCTGGTGGATTCATTACTTTTGTTGCTTCTATAGCACCAGCCATCTGGAGATTGTTCATAGAACTTTCACCCCAGTTAACAGTGTTGCTATCTCCAAGTCCTGGTGGTATAGGTAGAATAACAGAACCTAGAGGATTCATTGCTCTGGTGGATGCCCTATTTTTCCTACCTCTTAAAAATTTACCAGGGACATACTGCTTCATAGTAATTCTCATGAAGTCTACGTCATCAGGAAGTTTTGCTAATGGGTAACGTAAATTTGCATAAGAACCTCTTCCTGCTGTAGTTACTGCATCTTCTCCTTTACCTAATTTTCCTAGATTTAGAAGCTCTTCACCTTTATCTTTACCTCCTTCAGTATCTCCACCACCATCATCAATTTTTGTATTTGCTCCGTTTACTTTAGATCCCCATTCCTCTATAGTCTTATCACTAACATCATTCTTGTTTATAATATTTCCCATTTGAGATCTGAGTTGGGAACCAGCAGATGCTGTCATCCCACTACCAGGTTGTTCCCCACTCCATATACTTCCATCAGAACCTGCAAATAAACCATCAACATTTTGAGTGTATGTGGTTCCATCAACAGTTACTGTTGGTGCAACAGAAGGATTATCTGGATCAAAGGACAAGACTGCCCTTCCATCATTTGTTGAAACACTAGCGTTTGTTAATCCCACAGTTATCTTTTTAGTTATTTAGAACAAAATTTTGATAGGGAATTGTCTTGAGCTCATCAATCTCCATTGGGTTCACATAATATAACTGTCCTACTACCTCCATGAAGGTATAGTTCCTCATTCTATTCCAATGGAAGTTGTATCCCTTGAATCCATTTGGCATATATTCTGTTACAGCAACGAGAGGATTAGTATCGTATGTAATGTTAGGAGTCTTTGCCTTGTAGATGAAGGTATAGTAGTTTCCTAAGTCAGGTACTGGTGTTACACCATCAGATAGACGATCAATGATATCTACCATTAAATCATCAGCATCTTCTGTACCTATAAGGTTCTTCACCATACCAGTGAGTCTATTTCCGTAGGGTTTATCTAACTCCAAGTTCTTTTTCCGTAACGATTTTAAAGGTTAGTTGTCTGTTTTCACAAAATGATTTAGCAGCCTTCCATTTTGCTTGGTTCTTTGCATACTCTGCTATTTCACGGATGAAAGTTCTCTTTTGTTTCTTTCCCTTTACAGGAGGAACACAATGTTTCATCGGTTTAACTTCAATCACATATCTCATTAATTTACCATCATTTTCTTTGATCTTCATGTAGAAGTCTGGGAAGTAACGATGGACTCTATTATCTAGAGGTGAACGATAGGGTATAAAGAATTCTTCACTACCCCATTCAAGTATATTTACATTACGATCACACCATTTCATAAATTTTAGTTCCCAAAGGGATCTATAAATGATGTTTCTTACGTCACCCTTGTACTTATTTTGTTGAGTAGGGATAAATCTACCTTTATATGACATACATAGTATAGGGAAACACCATATGGTATTTAGATGGCTGGCAACATACCAGGTACAAGATATAGTACAAGAGATTTTTTAAGCAAGTTTGGAAATCTTGCTCAGTCAAGTCTGTATAGAGTCCATTGGGCATGGCCTTCAGAGGTACAGTCATATTTGTCAGCACAGAAGATACCTAATATTTTAATGAATGAGGGTAGTGTTCTTTGTAAAGCAACTTCACTCCCTGGTTCTTCATTGTCAACACATGATGCTTCTACTGACTTCTATGGCGTAACTGAGAAGAGTGCATATCGTCGTTCTTTTGATGGGACTATTGATTTGACATTTTATATTGATAGTGATTATGGAATGCTTTATATGTTTGAAGGATGGTTGGAATATATTATGCAATTGAATGGTGGTAGTGATTCACCATCTGCTTCTTATCATGCTTCTTATCCTGAGGATTATAGAAGACCTCTTTATCTTTATAAGTTTAACAAGGATCATCAGGGCGTACCTTCATCAAGAAGAGGAGTACATGGAGCAGCTGCTAATGCGTATGGTAAATCAGGGGAGATAACATATACATTCGTCGATGCTTTTCCTCAAAATATATCATCAACAACTGTTTCATATGATCCTTCTCAGAACCTTGAGTTTACTGTAACCTTTGCTTATACTAGGTATATAACTGATAGAACTCTGAGTAGGAATAGTGGTGGTGGTGCTCCTCCTGACATAGGAAGAAATCAATCTACTAAGAGTGCTCCAAAAGATAATCCTTCTGATCCAAAAACGAGATGGGTTGGTAAAAATTCTACATTTGTTGATAGAAATGGTAAAGTTATTATGCCAAGAGTAGATGATCTTGGAAATGTTGTAGGAGCAGGGTTGGGTGAGATGATTAACCAACCAACAGGTGAGGGTGGAAAACGTAATGAAGCACTTAAAGGGAAGAACGTTAATACTAATGATGGTGGTGGAAATTCTACTATAGATGGTTCTATTGGTGACTTTGGTGGAACAGGTACAACTAGTGGAGATATTGCTTTAGCAAGAGCAAGAGAAAAGTCTGTATAAACTTGCTAAATAAACACACATAATATTATATTTTGTTATGCCTTTACCAAAAATTGCTACGCCAACCTATGAGTTGGAATTGCCTTCAAGTGGAGAAACAATTACATATAGACCTTTCTTAGTTAAAGAAGAGAAACTTTTAGTACTTGCTATGGAAAGTGATGATACTAAGAGTATTACTAGAGCAATAAAAGAAGTTCTTAAGTCTTGTATTAAAACAAAAATCAAAGTAGATACCCTTCCTACATTTGATATTGAATACTTGTTCCTTAATATCAGAGGTAAGTCTGTTGGTGAGGAAGTTGAAGTTACTGTTACATGTCCTGATGATGGGAAGACAGAAGTAGATGTAACTATACCTATAGATAATATTCAAATTCAGAAGTCTGACGAACATACAAATACTATTAAACTTGATGATACTTTGTCCATGACAATGAAGTATCCTTCTTTGGATGAATTTATTGAAACTAATTTTGATGTTTCTTCTAAGGGTACTCAACTTGAACAGTCATTTAGTTTGATTGGTTCTTGTATTGAAACTATCTACAGTGAAGAAGAGGCATGGCCTGCTTCTGATTCTACTAAGAAAGAAATCAATGAGTTTCTAGAGCAGTTAAGTTCAAGTCAGTTTCAAGACATTGAAAAGTTCTTTGAGACTATGCCTAAACTTTCTTACGATGTGGTTGTTACTAACCCCAAGACTAAGAAGAAGAATACTGTTGTATTGGAGGGACTAGCAAGTTTTTTCGGGTAGCACTCTCCCATATGAATTTGGAGAGTTACTTTAGAATCAATTTTGCTTTGATGCAGTACCATAAATACAGCTTGACGGAGATAGAAAATATGATGCCTTGGGAACGAGACATCTATGTAGAACTCCTTAAACAACACCTCGAAGAGGAACGAGAGAAGCAAAAGCAAAATGAATCTCGATGACTTAATTAGGAATACTAGAGAGGGTTTACCTGTTTCTCCTCAGGATGCTGCACGTCATCAGAAAAGAGTTAAAGCTAATAAGTTTTTTGATCTTACACAGGAAGTAAAGGTAGATGGAACTCTTGGTGGTAAGAAGTTATCAAATAAAGAAAGGATAAGAGGATTTAAAGCAGCAAGGGGTGGAGCAGACTCAGTAGATTGGAATAATTTTCTTGACCAAGTTGAGAATAGAAAAGAAGAAGCATCAGTAGGTAAAGGTACTAATATGCTTCCTGGAAGTGGGAAGGGAGGAGTGTTGGCGACTATTGCTACTGATGTTAAGAGTATACTTGGTATCATTAGTACACGTACTGATGTAGAAAAGGATGCTGCTGATGAATTGAAGCAAGAGGAAGAAAAAGATACTAGAAAGAGTAAGGAAGAAGGTAAGGAGAAGGATGCAAAGAAAGGAATGAAAGTTCCAGGTTTTATTCAAAAAGCTGCAGCACCTATTACTAATATCTGGGGACAAATTGTAAAGACATTTGGAATTCTTCTTGCTGGTTGGGGTATTGGTAAGATATTTGATTGGTTAAGTGACCCTAAAAATAAGAAGGCAGTAGAAGAACTAAAAGAGTTTATAACAGTTGCTGCTCCTGCTGTTATTAAAGGTATCTTAGCACTGGTTGCTCTTGATATAGGAATTAAAGTAGTTAAATTTGGTGCGATGTTGGCAAAGGGAAGTCTAACATTGTTGACGGGGTTGGGGAATATGACTAGATCACTTATAAGTTGGGCAATTGCTAATCCCGTTGTAGCTGGTTCAATAGGATTAGGTGCTCTTCTTGTTGGTGGTGCAATAGTAGCACATAATCGGATAAAGAAAAATAGAGAATCATTTGATGAACAAGATGATGATAGTACTTTAACTGTAGACGAGTTTAGTGAGCAAGAGGATAAGAGTAAAGTTGATATCAAACCAGGTCAAGCATATAGTGAAGTAGGAACTATGCCTGGTATGATGAATTTTAATACAGGTGGAGGAGTTCCTGGAACTGGTAACAGGGATAACGTTCCCGCCATGCTAACTCCTGGTGAGTTTGTGATGAGTAAGGGTGCAGTGCAGAAGTATGGTACTAGTACTCTTGCTGGAATGAATGCTATGGGTGGGGGTACTAACTTACCTAAGAAAAAGAGTGGTGTATTTTATGCTTCTGGTGGTGGTTTGGTAGATGATGTAGCAAAACCAATGATTAAACAACATGAAGGTTTGAGACTGCAAAAGTATAATGATAGTATGGGATTCCCAACTATTGGTTATGGACATTTAATTGATAAGAATGATGTTATTGGTGGAACTATTACACAATCACAGGCTGATTCATTATTTGATATGGATTATCAGCATCATAAAGATGCAGCAATGAAGATACCTGGATATGCTAATGCTAATATTAAACAGAAAGCAGCATTGATTGATTTGACATTTAATATGGGTCCAGGATGGGTAGATGGATTTCCTAAGTTTAAGAAAGCATTTTCTTCTGGTAATTATGATGCTGCAGCAAATGAACTTATTAATAGTAATTGGTATGGGCAAGTTAAGACTAGAGGTCCTGCTATTGTTGATTTGATACGTAGTAAAGGAGCAGTAAGTGGAAAGGGAATAGGTAGTATTGATAAGACTGCTACTCAATTAATTAATAGTGTACCAGGTGGTGGTAGTGGATCTGGTGGTGTAAGTATTGTTCCCGTACCTTCTGGTGGGTCTTCAGGTGGGTCTTCAGGTGGGTCTTCAAATAGTGGTGAATCTTTATTTTCTCCTCTTGATCCTGATAATCTTTCTACTTTGATAATGAAATCCATGTATAGTATCTTAGATTAATGGTAGGATTACTTGCTGGTGCTGCTAAAGGGTTACTTAAGAAACCCAAGAAGGTTGATCCAAAGAAATTTGCTGGCAAGATGGAGGAGGCTAAGGCATCCTCTAAAGCAAAAGGAGGTGCCTTAGCAATAAGACCTGTAGAATCTATTGTCAAAGTTGTAGATATAAAACCTAAAGATGCTAAAGTAAAAGCAAAGGGTGGACCTCTTGCTGAGATACAAGAAGGTGTTCATGCAATTGTTCTAGCACTTAAGGGTGAACAAGACGCAAAGAAGAACAGAGCAGTAGCACAAAGAAAGAAGAACCAGAAAAAGAAAAGGTTAAATTTAGAAGCCTTATCTGAACTTGGTAAGACTGTTGGTAATGTTGCTGGTGGACTTGCATCTGCCACTGGAATAAAATCTTTATGGGGTGCTATTTGGAAGACACTTGGATTATTATTTGCTGGATGGGCGATGAACTTTCTCCCACAGATATTAGAGTTTGTTAAGAAGTTTGTTGATATTGCTACGAAGGTTATAAAAGTTGCTGCACCTATTTTTAAAGCAATATGGAGTACCTTTACATGGATAACAGATAAAGGTTTTAAACTTCTTGCAATGGTGTCAGGTATTAAACCTGAAGAGGCATTAGATAATAGTATTATTAAGAACTTCACTGAGATACAGAAGAGGATACCTCTTATTGAAGCAGCATTTGCATGGTTTGCTATACTTAAATTAAAGAAATCGTTTGGTGGTGGTGGTGGCCCAAGAAGAGGAATAGTAAATACACTAAAAAGAACTAAAAAATTAATTCAAAGAAGATTTTTTGATCCAAAACGGGCTCAAAAATTAGACAGAGTGAAAAATATTAAAAAACTTAAACTAGAAAAAGCAGATAAAGTTGATGATGTAGTAAAAAATGTAGGAAAATCTAAGTGGTTTGGTAAACTAAAAGGTGCTGGTAAAACTCTTTGGACTAAAGCTGGACAAGCTAAAGATTTCTTAGGAAAGCAAGGTAAAAGTTTTCTGAATTGGGCAGATGACTTTGGTAAAAAGTTCATGGCAAGTGCTGATGAGATTATTAAGGGTGTTATGGTTCAAGGCCAAAAATGGGCAACACAAATAGGTGATATTGCAGAGATGGCTAAAAATCCTATGAAGTTGGTGGAGAAAGTAAAGTCCGTATTAGGTGGTCAGTTAGATGATGTTGTAAAACAAAATAAAACTGTTGCTAAACTTGTTAATCTTGCAAAGAATCCTAAAGAGATAACCAAAGGTATTAAGGGATTACTTAATAATGCAAAGAAGAGTAAGGGATTATTACAATTAAGGCAAGGTCTTAAGGGTGCTCAGAAGATGAAGATTGGTGGTATTGATAAAGTCATTGCTGCTATTATGGGTCTTCTTGATTATACAGTATTCAAGGAGTCTCCAATTAATGCAATTCTTAGAGCACTTGGTGGATTGTTAGGATATACTGCAGGTTTTGCTATTGGTGCTCCGTTTGGTGGTGCTCCTGGATTTATTACTGGTATGGCAGGTGGGTTTGTTGGAGAAAAGGCTGCGATGTTGATTGCAAAGGGACTTGCTAAAACTGAATTAGGACAGATACAAGATCCTATTATGAATGATGGTAGAATGCTTGTAAGAGATCCTGATGATGCTGGAATGAATGAGGAACTTGATGCAGCACAGTTGGAACATGGACTGGGTGATGATGAGAAATTTAATGCATTGGAAGAAGAATCATTGAAAGAAGAAAGTGAATCTACTTCGGATGCATTGAAACCTAATGGAAATGCTGCTAAAGAGAAATCTAAAGATGCTTCACTCATCAGTAAGTCAGCATCATATGATGAGAATGGTGGTAAGTCTACTATTATTCCTGTTCCTATTGGTGAAATGCAAGGTGGTTCATCTAGTGGTGGTAAGACTTCAGTTAGTAGTAGTGATAGTAGTGTAAATAAGTATGAGACTGTAAATGAACTCAAGAAATCTCAGGTTCTTTCTAAACACTATTCTGATTGATGGCAACCAAAAAAGAAAAAAGCACGTTCAAAGAACTGTCTATATCAAACCCCAGAACAGATGCAGCTGCAGATCTGAAATCAGGTCTTATCGAATTAAGATACTATGAAAGTATTCTTTCTAATCATGTTACCTCAACGATGGTGTTAGGAGATACTGGTAATACTATAGGGCAAGGAAAGAATAGAAAGGATCTTTTAAATGGACTACCAGTTAGAGGTGGTGAACCAGTAAGAATAAGAGTATTAGATAAAAATGATAATGAGTTAAAGTTTGTTGGAAAAGACGGTGCTTTTTATGTCAATAGAATAAAAAATGTTCTTACAGATACTAGAAAGACATTGATGCAGTTTGATCTTTGTACTAAAGAGTTTATTGGTAATGAACAAGTAAGAGTTCAGAAAAGATATAGTGGGAAGATATCTGAGTCAGTTAAAAAGATTTTAAAGGATGTTCTTAAGACTAATAAACCTCAGGATATAGAAGAGGTTGCTAATTCTTATAATTTCATTGGTAATTTAAAGAAACCATTTTACACTTTAACTTGGTTGGCTTCTAAATCCATACCATCTGATGGTGCTTATGGAAAAACTGCTGGATTCTTTTTCTTTGAAACAAAGGATGGGTATCAATTTAAGTCCATTGATTCTTTAATAGGTCCTACTAAGGGTGGTGGTAATGCAGACTTAAAGTATAAAAAGTTTTTTGAGTTTACTAATCTTCCTGATACAAGGGAAGGGTTTGGTAAGATACTACAGTACAATGTGAATAGAAACATTGACTTACAAGAGAAACTTGTTATCGGTGCATATAATGCGAGGTTTACTTTCTTTAATCCATATACATTTCATGTTAATCATAAAGATATATCAATGGATAAAGATCAAGCAAAGGGTAAGGTAGTAACAGCAGGAACTCAATTAGATTTTGTTGCACCAGAGTTTACTCAATCAATTACAAGAGGATTTAGTGCTGTCCTTGATGTGGGAACCCTACCAGTAGGTAAAGATGCTGAAGAGCAGGTTGACAATTGGAAGGAAAAAAAGGATGAGATTAATGATAGAGTAACTGATAGAATGATACAAGCAGTCACTAGATATAATCAGATATTTTCCATTAGTGTTGATATCATGATAGATGGTGACTTTTCACTTAAGGCCGGTGATACAATATACTGTGAGTTTCCTGATCTCTCTGCTCAAACTAAGAGACCTAGTAAAGAAACTAGTGGACTGTACTTAATTGCCAGTCTATGTCACAAAATCACCCCTTCTCAAACCTATACATCATTGAATTTAATTCGTGATTCTTTTGGTGCAAAGAAAGGGGTTAAATAACACAGGAGGAATTGAACTATGACTACTAAGACACCTGACCACGACCTAAACCACGAGGTCTACATTGATCCTAAAGATCATAAGGAGCATATCAATCATGGTATGATTGAATACTCTGAAGCAGATTTAGAGATGCATAATGATGCATTTCATGATCATACTGAAGATGAAGTAGATAAGAATGATGCTAAGATTAATGATTGGCACACACGCCATGAAGATAAGCACTTAGAAGTGTATTGTGACAACCATCCAGATTCATTAGAATGTAGAGTTTACGACGATTAATGATTGACGAATCGCTGGCAAAGAAATATAGTATAGGACAAGACGGATTCACATGGTGGCTTGGACAAGTCTGTGAATCCGAAACTTGGTTAGCCAATTATCCTGATCTACCTAGAAAAGAAAAGAATGAATTACCTGGATTTAAGAGAAGGGTAAAGGTTTCTATTTTAGGGTGGCATAGTACTGATAAGAATGAGTTAAAGAATGAAGAATTACCTTGGGCATATTGTCTACTACCAGTAACTGCTGGTGGTGGGTTTGGTGGCTTGGGAGAGTCGGTGAATCTTAGTGGTGGTGAGTGGGTCTTTGGATTCTTTTTAGATGGAAGTGATGGTCAGCAACCAATAATTTTAGGTATATTAGATAAGTCAACACAAGAAGATTATAGAAATGAAATTCCAGGAGAAAGGTATGAACCTTTTAGTGGATATACTAATAAGAGAGTAGTACCTCTTGAGAATATTAAAACAGATGATGCAGTTGAAAAAGAGGCTGTAGGTGAAGCGGATGTTTCAGAAGGTGATACTGGAGTTAAGAGAACAAAGACTAATCCAAAAGAATGTACATGGATTGAACAAGGTTCGGGTGGAGAGACATATGTTAAATCAAATGTAACAAATGTTGATAATCTTAAGGCCACTGGAGATATGCTAAGAGCTGATAACTCTGAGTGTAGCAATCCTATGGCATTTGCTGATCGTGCAATGAAACGATTATCAAACCTTAAGACATTGCATAAGAAGTATGATGGATATATGATTGATAAGGGAATGAATATGATAAGTGATGATTTAATGAAACTGGAAGAAGAGTATTGTGCCGATGCTGTAGCAACTTCTCAGGGATTAATACAGTCTAAGGTAGAAGCAAAGACTTTAGAAGCAGCATCTAAAACGATGTCAAAGGTTGCAATGTTTGCACCATTAAGTGAGATGGTAAAGGCAAATGTTGCTAATGAAGAAGCATCAAATCAGATTATTACAGAATTTAATAAGATAAAGTCTAAGTTGCCTTCAGAGTCTATGGGCTTTGTTAAAGAGATGGCTTCTAAAATTATAAGTCAACCACCATGTGTAGTTGAATCTTATATGGGTAGTCTGACTGGTAAGTCTTTGGGTAGTATAGATGCAAATATGAATAAGATGATGGGGTCAGTTAATAATGTTATTTCTTCTATTGATAAGTTGGGTAGTCTTTCCAAGATGGGATTGGGTTCCGCAGGATCTCTTGGAAGTATGCTTAGTGAAGGGTTGAATGCTTTTGGTGGTATCTCTATTGATATGGATGGTATATCTAAGTTTACTACTTCTTATAAGAAATTGTTACCTGGTGAAACATCTCTTCCATGTCCAAAAGGTGTGGACTTTAATATGTTAGATGGAGGTGCTCCTATTCCACCTTCACAAACTAAGTTAGGAAATATGCTGGAGAATGTTGCTTCTAGTGTGGCAGCAGCAGGACAATTAGATGCAGGGATTGGTAATTTTATGAAGAATAATAGTCTTTTCAGCACTGCTCTTACTCTTGATAATGTGAGTCTGGGGGATGTAGGTGGAATGGGAGGACTTACAGACGTATTAGATAAAGCAAAGAACTTAGATGGTTTTAAGAATTTACCAGGAACAACAGGTGAGTCTATAATTGAAGCAACTAAAAGTTTATTAGGTGGTGGAGGGAGTGTTGATTCTGCTATAATTGCTGCTAATACTTTATTCCCTGGTGGTGGAGATGTAGTTAAAGCAGCATTTAGTGATCAACTTCAAGGACAAAGATCTCCTGGTAATTCTTGCGAGACAGGACCTACTTTAAATGGTCCACCTTTAGTTAAAATATTTGGTGGGTCTGGTAATGGATGTACTGCTAATGCTGTTATAGGACCTAATGGAAATATACTTGCTATTGATGTAACAAGAGGAGGTAAGGGGTTTAATGAAGTTCCTTTTGTTGCTGTTGTTGATAGTAGTGGGAAAGGTTCAGGATCAATTGTTAAAGCTAGTGTTGGTTATGGAGGGTCTATTACTGACATAAGTGTAGTAAGTCCTGGATTTGGATACACAAGCACCCCTGATGGTGGAGTAGGAGGCAATGGTAGAACATTTGCAGAAGGTGATGGTACAGTATTAAAAGATAGAGAGGGAAATTATTATTCATTCGTTCCAGGTACTGGTATTAAAATACCACCAGGAGGTACTGTTTATCTTCCTACTGGATCTAAGGTTGAACTACCTACTAGTGCTCTTACAACTGATGGAAATCCTGTATTTGATTCTAACCAAAAGGAACCAGGTAAGATTAAGTCGGTTCAAGTTAATTTAAGAAAAGCATTTAAGGGGTTTGGAAAGGTAACAGATGGTTCAGTTGAGGGTGCTGGTCCTATTCTTAGTATTCGTGATGCTGTAACTGATAGAAAGATTAGTAATCTTATTGAGGTACAGACAGGTAGACCGTTCAATATTGATTATGTAAAACCTGATATATTAAAAGAATATAGTAAGAAAAATATACTTGCTAAAGAAGGAAGGACAGAAGAATTTGAAGAACTAACAAGTTTTGGTGTAAAAGGAGTTGATCCAAAGTCAACTGATGAAGAATGGGTGAAACAACAGTATCATTTTTTATTCTGTAGAGAACCTGATGCTGGTGGATATAGGCATTGGTTGGGTGATCTTAAGAAGGGAGCAACTAGAGCACAAGTTCTAAGAAATATGAAGATTGCTACAACAGAATATGAAGATCGTCAAGCAAAGATTAAGTCAGGTGAAGTTGATCCTGAAAAATGTAAGTTTAGGTGGAGAAAGGTAAAGAGAGATATTCCACCAGTTATAAACAATTATAGTATTTTAGATCCTTGGATAGCAAATCTTGCAGCAGGTACTATTCTTACCTTCAGAGGAGTTTATAATCATCATGAACCACTGACTGCAGCACAACTAGAAGATCCTTATGATTTAACTAGAGGTAACTATAGATATTTTGTTTTTGATTATGAGGTAGAAGTTTATGAGACTGCATTGGGATATTCTTATGCAAAAGGAGATGATACTATCAAGACTAAGTGGTATAAGTTAAGGAAGATAAAATATGTAACGGGTACTAAAGATTTTGTTAATGGTGAGGTTGTTACTAAGTGGATGAGAGATTATGAGGGTAGATTATATGAAATGCATATAACAGTCTGTACTTATGATGATGACAAGATAGAGGTTAATGGTCATGGACTTGCAACTAACTCAGAAGTTCAGGAAGTAGTTAAGACAGCCTTACCATGTAAACCACCTATTACATCTGATAAGTTAGCAGACTATTACCCAGTCAGATGGTATCGTGAGAAGACTGTTGTTCCAACAACTACTCGCATTACAAAATCTAATAAAACTTTACCTGTTAATTTTGCTGGATTAAATCCTGCAAATAATCCTATTAATGTTGCAGCAGGTGGAAAGAGTTTGTTGTTAAAGGATGGTCATGGTCAAGATACTAATGCAACTTTTAGTGTTACTGGTGGAAATGCGAAATTTACTGGTACTGGTACGTCTGTAGAAGGAAGTGGTCAATCTACTTTTACTTTGACATGGAATGATAATCCAGGAACTGCGGGACAAGCAGTTGGTAGTATCAATTTTGGGGGTAAGACTTGGACGCAAACAGGTAGGAGTGGGTCTTTAACTCAGACTGTTAACCTTGGTAAGCAGCTAGAAACTAAAATAGAAGTAGAGGATGTAAGTAAAACTGATGATATCTATACTAAAGAATATGTTCAAGGGGAAGGACATATTCCTGGGACAGAAAAGAACTTACTTGTCAAGGAAATTGTTAAAGTATACAATTCATTTGGTTCTAAGAAGTATGGTTATGCTTACAAGCAGGGTTATTTTCAAGGAAGAATGCATTCTGATAGGAGTGGTTTAAATTATTGGGTTAATGAATATATTAAAAGGTTGAGGGATATGAGAAGAGGTATAACTTGTGAGACAGAAGAGTATGAAGTTAAGCAATCTACTGCAGGTAAACCAGTTGCAGTTAACTTTAAGGTTAAAACTGCATCTTACTATGCTGATAGTGTAAAGATAGAAGGTTTGGATATTAATATAGGGAAAGAACTTGGAGCAAATAAAGATATTAAGGAGAGTGTTACAAGACAAGTTGAGTATGGAAAGGTTTATGTCGTGACATTTAAGAGTATTCAAGGTGTTGAACGGTTAAGAAATAAAGGTGATAATATTATTGAGATGGAAGATCTTCCACCAGGTCAGAAACAATCAATTTATTATGATGATATAGTTATTGAATCTAGTATAGGTAAGTTCTATAATATACAGGGAAATACTTGTAGTTTTAGAGTGGATGCTGTTTCTCTTCCTTCTATCAAAAAGAAAAGGATTAAAAAGACAACAGCTCTTAGTGAGGTTGAATATCTAGGATATAAAAATAATTTAAATCAAAAACCTGAACCTAATGCATTCAAATGTGTAAAGGATACTATACTTCGTGCTGCTAAAATTAATTTTGAGAAGTATGGTAAAGTAATTAAGGAAGAAAAGTATTGTGACTGGGCTACACAGTATGTTGAGGAGGTTAGGACAACCTTTAAACCTACTGGTACTTTGGGATATATACTTCCTTGTGGTGGAGAGATAACTGCACCTCCTGGTGGTGATGAACCAACACCTATTGAGACTGAACCTAAGATAATTGTACCTAAGACAGTTGAAATTGTTTCAACTGGTATAGGATATACTGATGGAGATGTGGTTAAAATTAATGGTAAAATTGTTCCCTTTGATATTGATCCTGATGGTAGAATTATTACTTGTGGTCCACCACCAAAAGACCCAGTATTTGATTATCCTATTGTAGAGATAGATAGTCCTACAGGTTGTGGTGCTGACATTGAATTGACACTAGAAGCAGTTCCTGTTACATCAGATCTCTTAACACCAGATGGTGAAGCAGTTCTTCCTGCTAATATTGTTGAAGTTGTTGATTGTGTCGGTAAAAACATTTTTATTAAGGAGAGTTAGTAATGTCAGGTAGAAAACCAGCAGGATTATTTGGATTAAATATTTTCTTTGCGTGGAGTAAAACAGGAGCTGATGGAACTATTTCTATAGGTGGTGTCTCGCAAGATAAGGTGAGACATGCTGTACGTTTACAAAATAAGTATGATCCAGATCATTATGTTTCATTAGATTCTAGTGGTCCCAGGATATCTACTACTACAATAGAGTCTCCTAAAGGAATTACCATCAAGACAGGACAGAAGCAAGAACTTACTGGTGCTTCTACTCTTTCTATTATGGTAGAGAAAGGTAATTTGGATATTGAGGTAATGAATGGAGACTTTAATGTAACTGCAGATAATTTTACTTTTAAAGCACCTAAGTTAAAATTAGATTCTAATGGTAAGGTTGTTACAGGTAATGTAAGTTTTGATAGTATAAATTCTTTTGATGTTAAATCACCTACTATTAGAATTGATGCAAACAAGTTACTTGACCTTTCTAGTAATAATGTGCTAAGATTGTTTGGTGATCGCACCACTGAAATAATAAGTGGTATTTGTTCCATGCAATCTTACAGTACTAGAACGGGTGCTCCTCCTGATTTATTTGACAATAGGGAGGAGAATAAAAAAGCACCAGGTGATAATAGTCAAGAATATACTGGAGAATCTCAATATCAATCTGTAGAACAATATAATGCTTTGTCTAAAGAAGAACAAGCATCTCAAATGAACCCACAGTACACCCCTCCTAAGTAAATGACTCACATTATTGACAGTGCATTAATCACTAAAGACTTAGTAGTTGGAGGTGGAACAGCACAAGACCCATCAGAACAGATTGCTATTGGTCCAGGGAATGATTTATTACATGGTAGTGCTGATATTTCAGGTGTAGTTCATATTGGTGCTGAAGCATTTGAAAAGGGAGAATCTACCCTGATGGTTGCTACCAGTCATCAGCAGCAAGGTTCTAGAGCTTTGAATGTTAAAGGTAACGCAACTATTACTGGTGCAGACCCTTACCCTCTTATAGTTGGAGGTAATGCTCTATTCCTTCATCCAAATATTGGTGATTTGTCTACTAGGTTTAATGCTGCTGATAGTAGACCAAAACCATTCGATATGAAGCATCCCACTGAGGGTGAAGGGTATCGTTTAAGGTATGCATGTATTGAGGGACCTGAAGTCGGTGTATATTTTAGGGGAAGGTGTAGAAATAAGAAAGAGATTATGTTACCTTCTTATTGGAAGGACTTAGTGCATGAACATAGTATTTCAGTACAACTTCAACCTATTGGAGCACATCAGGATATTATTGTAAAGAGGTGGGATAAAGAAAAAGTATATCTTCAAGCGAATGGTGGATTACCTATTGATTGTTTCTATCATGTGTATGCAGAGAGGAAGGATGTTAATCCTTTGATTACAGAATATAAAGGTAATAGTTGGGAAGATTATCCTGATACATTAGAATATGATGATCCTCAATACAGTGGGGTTGTCAATACGAAGACTAAGTGATATAATAATTATATCTGTTGGATTATGATGAAACTTACTGGACGTTTAAAAACTGGAAACCGTATTGTAATACCTGATGAAGTAAATCCAGAATCAATTGTGGTTCATCTAACACCATATGGTTCTTGGCAAGAATTATATGTTAGTTCTGTTGATTATGGAAAATATATCAATGTGCTGTCTGGTTCAGGAAACAACGTAGATTGCTTCTACATTGTGGAAGCTGAAGAACTGTCACAGTCCTGATTGACAAAATTGGGGTACTGCTGTAATATATAAGGATAATAAGAGATATCCTATGGATGATGATGCTTGGTTGACTAGATGTGTGGTTAATACCACTGCTCGTTCATTTCGTCTCTATAGTAGTGACGGACATGAAAGAGAGATTTCTTGTGATACACCAGAAGAGTTCATGAATGTATTACAACTCTGTAGAGAAATGTTAGACGAGGACACTCTCGCTTACACCAACCCTTTAGTTTCTAAATCATGAAAATTGCAATTGCTGCTATTATTGCCCTTGGTTCTGTTAGTCCTGCATTAGCAGACTATCAACCAGGATATTCTTCAAGTCGTACTTGTTTTAAGACAGAGTATAGAGAAGAATATGTTCCTGGAACTCAAGATGATCCAGGATATGTTAAGTCTTGGAATGAAACATTAGAAGTTCCTTGTAATGCTGGAGAAAGAGCAGAAGGAAGGACATATCGCAGACATGTTACTGTCTATGAGAATGTAGACACTAATGATTGTTCTGAAGGTACAGTAGCAGGTGGATTACTTGGTGGTGGACTAGCAGCATTTGGAACTCGTGGAAAAGATCGTTGGTGGACTATTCCTACTGGTATTGTAGGTGGTGCTATGCTAGGGTGTGCTGTTGATGGAGGTTGATATATTATTTCGATTTTTGATTCCATTAAAGCCCGGAAAAAAATTCAGGGCATTTTTTGCCCTATTACTTTTTTAGAAAATGAAAGAAGATAAGTATTCTGATTTTTATCTGGAAATATGTGAATATTACGGATATGAGATAAAAGACGGTAATTTTATAAAATCAAAAAAACCAACAGAAAATTCATATTTTGAGAAATTAAGAAAAGTTGATTTATCTTAATAATCTCTTAATTAGCAAAAGTACCTATATATAAAAGCATATAGTGTAATTTTCAGATGAAGAAAATCTTATTGATTGCTTCATTATTATTTTTAGGTGCAAGTGGTGTAAAAGCTGATATTGTGCATCGAATTT